ATCTGAACCAATAAACAACCGACTACCCATAGAAACATCACCTTGATGAATTGTACGTCCAAGTGAATACATATTTCCACCAAAAGAAACATCATTAGAAACAAATAAACGGGCATTCATAGAAACATCCGAACCAATAAACAACCGACTACCCATAGAAACATCACCTTGATGAATAGTACGGCCAAGTGAATACAAATTTCCACCAAATGATACATCATTAGATACAAATAATCGGGCATTCATAGAAACATCCGAACCAATAAACAATCTGCTACCCATTGAAACATCACCTTGTAATACTGAACGACCAAATGAATACATGTTTCCGTTAAAAGAAACATCACTTCCCACAAATAAACGGTTATTCATACAAACATCAGTAAAATAAATATTACTACTAGAAAATGATAAGACTGTACCGCCAATATACAAACTACCTGCTGGTATAAACATTCTACCATTTAATGAAAAGTCGGACCCAAAATATGCACGACCATTAACAGAAATATCATTTACAACATATAGTTTTCCACCAAAAGAAACATCACCTCCCACATACAAACGATTATTCATAGAAACATCACCCTGTAAAATTGTACGACCCGATGTAAACATATTTCCATTAAAAGATGCATCACCACTAATAAACATTCTGTTATTCATGGAGACATCACCTTGTAAAGTGGTACGACCAAATGAGAAGATATTTCCATTAAAAGATGCATCGCCACTAATAAACATCCTGGTATTGATAGAAACATCACCCTGTAAAATAGTACGACCATATGAGTACATATTTCCACCAAAAGATACGTCATTAGATACAAATAATCGGGTATTCATAGAAACATCACCATGTAAAATAGTACGACCGAATGAGTACATATTTCCATTAAAAGATGCATCGCCACCAATAAACATCCTGTTATTCATAGAAACATCACCCTGTAAAATTGTACGACCCGATGTAAACATATTTCCATTAAAAGATGCATCACCACTAATAAACATTCTGTTATTCATTGAGACATCACCTTGTAAAATAGTACGACCGAATGAGTACATATTTCCGTTAAAAGATGCATCGCCACTAATAAATATCCTAGTATTCATAGAAACATCACCCTGTAAAATAGTACGACCATATGAGTACATATTTCCACCAAAAGATACATCATTAGATACAAATAATCGGGCATTCATAGAGACATCATTGGATACATACAAACGACCATTCAAAGATATATCTTCTGCGATAACAAGTGTATAATTTGTAGTACTAACATTTGTATAAATAATACTAGAATTACTATATTCATAAACGTTTAATCTACCATTTATTATTAAATCAGAACCAACAAACAACCTACTACCCATAGAGACATCACCCTGCAAAATAGAAGACCCTAATACATAAAAATTACTGTTTAAAGAGACATCATTAGACACAAACAAACGGGCATTCATAGAAACATCATTACTTACAAATAACCGACTATTCATAGAAACATCACCGTAAATAAATAAACGATTATTCATGGAAACATCACCTTGCAAAATAGTACGACCTAGATGATAAACATTTCCATTTAAAGACACATCATTAGAAACAAACAAACGTGCATTCATAGATACGTCACTAGATACAAACAAACGGCTATTCATAGATACATCACCATCAATAAATAATCTAGTATTTATAGAAACATCGCCCTGTAAAATAGTACGACCTAGAGTATAGAGATTCCTATTTAATGATACATCATTTCTAACAAATAGACGAGAATTTAAAGATACATCATTTGTAACATATAATCTTGAATTAATGGATAAATCATTACCTATGAACAAAGACCCAGTCATATTATTAATTGTATTACTATTACCGATGTAGATATTTTGTACATTATTGTTATTTAATAAATAAAAGGTAGGATTATTTGAAAAAATCTTACCTCCATCATTAATATTTAAATCTCCAGACATAACCATATTTCCAGAAAGCTCAAAAACTGTATTATCAACTCTATTAAAAAGGTTTGGATAGTAACCATAAATTATTTTACTAGCACCATTAACACCATTAAAAATTTTATTATTATTTACATAGGTATTTGCTGAAAAATCACTAGTTACTACCGAAAAAACAAAGGTATTAATATCATTCATAACAACATTAATTAATTTATTATTTCTACCATTAATTCTATTGCTTATTCCAGAAGAATTTAATAAAGTATCTGATACGATAGCCCAATTACTACTATTACTTTGCCAATTTGTACTATATATAAAAATTCCGTTATTTCCCACTGCAACAGCTTTTGAAAGGTCATAAATGTAAACACTATTTAAAACAACATTACCCGTACCAATACCTATATTACTCAATAATGTATCATTCCATACAGTACCATTATTTGTCCAAGATAATTTATTATTACCAACAGCTATAACGTTAGAATTATCAAATACAAACAAAGAATTATAAGAAAAATCATTACTGGTATAAATATCAATAGCAGTAGGAGAGGAAATGGTTGCATCTATTCTAAAAATAGCGTCACCAACAAAATAAATATATTTATCACTAGCATCATTTGCATTTACTCTATAAGATGATTGAATACTATTGCCTGTTGTAGAAATAGAAGCACCGGTAGACCCAAAAAGAGGGTCTAAGCTACTATTACTTGGGTCACAAGTAAGATAAATAGTATTGTAGGTTAAATTAGCAGTATAATAGGATAAGAATAAACGGTATGTCACACCGTTGATATTATTATAAGTGGACTTATAGAGAGAGTCATTATACTTTTGAATAAATATAGAGGTAGTGTTTAATAAATCACTGCTATAATTAAGTATATTCCAATTATTGCCACCATTATTTGTCCAAAACAAAGTACTATTATTTGTACCTATGACTGAAAAACTATTATCATAAGTATAAAGTGAATTAATAGTATTATTAGAACGAGTTAGAAAATTACTATACTTTTGATAATCTGAAACTATAGGTAAAATATTCCATGATATTCCTCTATTAAGAGTATATGCAAAACTCTGAGGATAAATAATATTAGTATTATTAATTAAAGTACCCGTACTGACAGAACTACCAACACCTATACCAAAAGTAGTAAGATTTTTTGAAAATTGTACTTTTGTAAATTGAAAATTTGCATTAAAAGCAGTTTTTAATTCACCGTTTCCTATTCTTGTGGTTCCATTTATATCAAGGACATAATTTTCTGTTTTTGGTGAATAGGTATTCACACCAATTGTAGATGCATATTTTAAAAAATTATTTCCTGAAACTATGTTTTGTGAAAAAACATAATTACCGGACATATCAGTTAATGCAAAGGTACCAAATGAACGAGTATTATCTAGTGGGAATACACCTCCTCCTACAGAAAATCCCATACTAGATGGACTTATTAATCGTAAAAAAGTATTAGAACTATTATCAATTGCTAATAATGATAATGCATTTCCAGTCTGAGCAGAGCTAACATTATATATATTATTTAAATAAGTTCCATTAGAACTATCATAAATTATAGCAGCCTCATTATAATATTTTCCAGTATAATTTGTTCCACGATTACTAACTACAAGATTTGATTGAATACTGGTAGTATTACCGGCAATATTAAATTTTCCAGATTTACTATAGAGAGTAAGAGTTCCTGATGCGTCTACAGTCAAATTACCACTACTATCTAATGTAACAGATGAATTAGAAGAACCAATGGACAATCCACCTATGGAGTTTGGAAGAGTAGGTTTATTTTTAATATATGAATCTGGTTTGTTTAAGATATTAGTACTTAGGTCATTGAAAAAATAAATATTAGATGAGAAATCATCTGCAGCAACTACGAGTCCGTGTGCATTAACATTCTGTCCAATAATATTACGTATGTAATTTAAACTTGTATCTATTTTTAATACTTCAAAACTTAAACCAGTTACGTGAAATACTGCCTGTGGTTTTTTATTATTAATACTGATTCCGTATCCTAATGAATCTCCATACAAGTATGAGTGAGGCAAAGCAATATAAGAAGCATCAATTCCAAAAAATAATTGATTTTTAACTAACAAATTTCCAGAAGTTATCACAGTATTAATAGCTTGAATAAAAGTACCACTTTGAATAAAATCTTGCGAAATTAATTGACCCTTTACTTTTAAATTATCAAACTGATTAATACTTGCTGCAGTACTTCTAGTTAAAAATTGATTTGCTACTACTGACCCTGCATTAATACTGCTTACAAATGTTTTATTTGTACCACCGTATTGTCTCCAAGACATAGTAATTATTATACAATTACTATGTATATTTATTTGCCAGATTCTAACTACGAACTAGCTAAAAACGGTAGGTTACTGAAATTTATATTAATAAATTATTAATAAACTATAAATACTTTTTTTACTGCAGTATACCTTTATTATTTTTATAAATAATGTTCAAAGAAAAAGGAAGGGGGTTAGGGGGAAACCTACGGTTTCCCTCTACTACGAACAAGATTTTTCTAAAATCTTATTTTCATAGTATTCCTAGACGATTTGTACGATTTGTTTTTTTTTTTCTCCAAGAACTTTTGAATGTTCTCTATATCTTTTAAAAATAAATCAACTATTTCTTGATAAAAATTCCGAAACTCTTTTTTCCGCTTTTTCATATCTTCTATAGAGAACCAATTTATTTCTATTTTCTCAAATAGTTTGGAATCATTTAATAGCTTATTATCCATTTTTTCCCATAAAAACGTATGATTTTGATTATAATATTTGGGTAGGTTCTCATCATATTGCATAAAAAATATATGTACATGATAGTCATTATGAATAATTTTATAAATCCCACCACCTACCTTAATAAGTTTTTTAAGTTGATTTTTATCACCTAGAAATCCTGTTAATTCTTCACTACCTTCACGTAAAGCTGCAGTAAAAGGAGTTTCTCCATTATCCATTCTACCACCAAAGTCAGACCATCCTTTGGAGCTATCTTCCATCGGATTTTCTTTTCCAAATAAAAAATAAAGCTTATTATTGTGAATTGTTACCGGTAAAATACTTCCAGCAACCATCTATAATTAGTTGATATATTAAATTTTGATAATCTTTATATTTTTTGATTCAACATCTCCTTCTTCTTTATAGACAAACTTTTCAAACACAAACTGGTTCTCTTCCTCCATGTTTACTAGGTTAATTCTACTATAAAATTCTTTAACAACTGGATTTGATTTAATTTTATTTGGTTCAAATGCTGATAAATAAAGCCCATCTAAGGATTTGATTCTTGATAATGCTACATAGGATTGACCATACTCAAATATACTACTACCGATATCTATTTCGGCCATACTTAAGGTAGCTCCCTGGATTTTATGAATAGTAAGTGCCCATGCTAAACATAATGGGTATTGTCCAATTGCTAACGAAGGATATTCTTCAGATTGCCAATAATGTGGAGAAATACCTTTTATAATACCATTTGAAAATTTAACTATGGGTATAATAACCCCATTTTTTTCATTAATATCAATAACAATACCTTGAGAACCATTACATATACCATTATCCATATCTAAATTGATTGTACACATGACTGCCGCACCTTTTTTTATTCTTAAAATTTTATTACATTGGCTATTGTTTAAAATTATATCTAGTTCCATCTCTTTATCTGTTATTGATAATGAGTTAGACTTTTGTAATAGTTCTAATGGAATTAGCTTACCAGAATCAAGATAGGTTAAACAATCAGTTTTTAAAGTATGTTCAAGTACATATTCCTTTTCTTTTATTTTTGAAAACATTTGTGTGTTCACATAATCTACTTTAGAGCGAATCGCAAATAATTTAGTAGGAATACAACCGTTATTTTTTTCCGTATCATATTCGCGATTTAGATATCCCTTCAAAATATTCTGTTTTTCTTCATCAAGTTCTCCTTTACGTATTTGCATAAGAATATCAATATATAAAGGGTCTTTTTGTCTAAAAATTGTCTTTAATTCAATATGATTTTCTGATTTAAATACTGTATTCCATACAGAAGATTCAAAACAAAATTGTTCAGTATCATACTCTCCATCCGTACCTATGGGTGGTAGTTGGTAAAAATCACCCACAAGAACTACCTGTAATCCACCAAAAGGTAATGTAGATTTACGAATAATACGACCTAATTCTTCAATAATCTCAAAAATTTTCTTAGAAAGCATACTTATCTCATCTAGAATGAGAATTTTAGCTGATTTCCATGCTTTTACTGCATTACGATTTCTTACTACTGACTCAATAACCTTATTTTTTGG